GTTTTTATTAAGAGATATATGTAAATAGCCTGTGTACACGCGTAAGGAATATATAGGTGATAGTTGTGATTTTGTGTTCTTGTGTCAGTTAGGAGTAGACATGAGAGAACGATTTATAGAAAAAAAGCTCGTGGATGCAGTAAAGAAAATGGGAGGTTTCGCACCAAAGTTTGTAAGTCCGGGATTAGATGGTATGCCAGATAGAATCGTACTTTTCCCAATGGGAAGAATTGCCTTTGTTGAATTAAAGGCACCTGGAGAAAAAATGCGACCTCTCCAAGTAAGACGAAAAAGACAACTGGAAAAGTTAGGCTTTTCGGTTTACTGCATAGACGGGGTAGAACAGATAGATAGCATATTAAAAAGAATCGGAGGTGATGGCAAGTGAAATTCATTCTTCACGATTACCAGCAATATGCAATCGACTTTATAAAAAATAATGAAGTGGCAGCAGTCCTTTTGGATATGGGTCTAGGTAAGACTTCAATCACACTGACTGCTGTGAATGATTTGATATTTGACAGCTTTGAAGTTTCGAAGGTTCTGGTCATTGCACCGCTTCGTGTAGCAAGAGATACATGGCCTGCTGAAATTAAGAAGTGGGACCACTTAAAGCATCTTCGTTATTCGGTAGCTGTCGGTAGTGAGTCTGAAAGACTTGCTGCATTAAGAAAAGAAGCAGACATCTACATCATCAATCGAGAGAATGTAGATTGGCTTGTAAATAAAAGCAGAGTTTCCTTTGACTTCGATATGGTGGTCATCGATGAGCTTTCCTCTTTTAAGAGCCACCAGTCAAAGAGATTTAAAAGCCTACTGAAAGTAAGACCTTTCATCAAAAGAATCGTAGGTCTTACCGGAACTCCATCAAGTAACGGACTTATGGATCTGTGGGCACAATTCAGAATCCTGGATATGGGAAAAAGACTTGGAAGATATATCACCCATTATCGTAGTGCTTACTTTCTTCCGGATAAGAGAAGTGCAGATAGGATTTTCACTTATAAGCCTGCAGATGGTGCGGAGCAGATGATATATGACAGAATTTCTGATATTACCATCAGTATGAAATCTGCAGATTACTTGAAACTGCCAGAATGCATCATCAATGAAGTTCCTGTTTTTATGGATACGAAAGAAAAAGCAATCTATGAAACCTTTAAGGAAGATATGGTCGCAAAGATTAAAGACGAAGAAATCGATGCCGCCAATGCTGCGGTTCTTTCTGGAAAACTTCTGCAGATGGCAAACGGCTGTATCTACGATGAAGATAAGAAGGCAATAAAAATCCATGACAGAAAATTGGATGCCTTGGAAGACCTCATAGAGAGTGCCAATGGAAAACCACTTCTTGTTGCATACTGGTTTCAGCATGATCTTGCAAGAATTAAGGAAAGATTCCCGGTTCGTGAGATTAAGACTTCCAAGGATATCGAAGATTGGAATAAAGGAAAGATACCACTTGCAGTTATTCATCCCGCTTCAGCCGGGCATGGACTAAACCTTCAAACAGGTGGTTCGACCCTTGTGTGGTTTGGTCTTACATGGTCACTTGAACTTTATCAGCAGTGCAATGCCAGACTTCACAGACAAGGCCAGACAGATACAGTAGTCATTCATCATATTATTGCCAAAGGCACCATTGATGAAGATGTAATGGCTGCACTTCAGAGAAAAGAAAAAATACAGAATGCCCTTATCAATGCGGTAAAGGCAAAACTGGAGGTGGAGTGATGGATGAAGCCTACAGTAGACTTGCTAACGCCATAGTCCTCCAGGCTGTGAAGGATTGGCGAGCAGCAAGAAGGAAACTAAAGAGAAAATCTTATAATGAGAGTGCCAGAATTGAACTGGAAAGTTGCGAGAGATTCTTCCGTTCAGATTGGTTCAGAGAACTGACTGATGTGGACGGAGGAGTCCTTTTAAGAAAATTATATGAGGAGGATAGCAGATGACACCAAAAGAATATTTAAAACAAGCCTATCGCCTTGACCATAGAATCAATTCCGACATTGCAGAACTTGGCAGATTGCGTGAAATGTCTACAAGCATATCTTCTCCCAGTTTAGGAGAGAAGGTTCAGACAAACCGCAACACCGATGCACCTTTTGTAAAATGTCTTGAACGTATCTATTCATTAGAAGAAAAGATAAATGAAGAAATCGACCTCCTTGTGAATCTGAAGGAAGAGATACGCAGTGTAATTGATATGGTCAGTAACACCGATGAACGAATGGTTCTTCGTTACAGATACATCCATAACTATACATGGGAACAAATCGGAGATGTACTTGGTGCTGATTCCCGTACTGTTAGAAGATGGCACGGACAGGCACTTGGTCATGTGACATTACCGGAAAATTTATTAAAAATATAAAAACGCCCGAAATGTCCACATTTGTCCTAAAATGTCCATGTGTATAATGTGATATAGTATAATCAGCGAAAAGCAGAATGATACCAGGCCTTCAAGGGAGCAATCCTTTGGGGGCTTTTCTTATGCCCAAAACAGGAGGTGAGAATGAAGTGCCAAGACGTCCGAAGCGTCCTTGCTCCTACCCCGGCTGTCCTAATCTGACAGAGGGAAGATTCTGTGAGGAGCATGAAAAGGAAGAAAACAAACGATACGAAAAGTATGACAGAGATCCTGCTACCAAGAGAAGATACGGCAGAGCCTGGAAAAGAATCAGAGACAAGTATGTAAGTGAGCATCCGTTCTGTGAACTGTGTTTTGCGAAGGGAGTTCTTGTAGAGACAGAAGAAGTTCATCACAAGATACCACTGTCCAAGGGAGGAACTCATGACAGAAGTAATCTGATTGCTCTTTGTAAATCATGCCATGCCAAGATCCATGCAGAAAATGGTGACAGATGGCATAGGAACTAGATCCCAGGGGCGGTCTGAATCTCTACAGATGAATCGGCGGGGAACGGTGCGGGGGTGTCACGCACAAAAATTGCTATTCAAACGGGGTATTAAAGGTCCCGGGAAACGAGGTGAGAAATATTGGCGAAAGACGGAACAGCAAGAGGTGGTGCCAGACAGGGAAGTGGCCCGAAACGAAAAGCTCTGACGGAGAAAATCTCTGCGGGTAAAACAGCAACCATCATTGATTTGCCTGAAGCTCCGAATCTGGAAGGTGTTGATATGCCGCCCGTGAAGGAATATATGAAGGCAAAGCAGAAAACAGGCACAGAACTCTGTGCGGAAGAAATATTTGCAGAAACATGGGAGTGGCTTAAGAAAGTAGGATGTACCGACTATGTGAATGTGCAGCTCATCAATCAGTATGCCATGAGTGTGGCAAGACAGATTCAGTGTGAACAGAGCATTTCAGAGTACGGATTTTTAGCAAAGCATCCGACAACCGGAAATGCCATCGCATCCCCATATGTTTCTATGCTCCAACAGTTCACAAAGCAGGCAAACCAATCCTGGTATCAGATTTATCAGATTGTAAGGGAAAATGCTTCGGTGGAATATAAAGGGGCAACACCACAAGACGATGTTATGGAGCGATTGCTCCGTGCAAGGAAAGGACAGTAAGTATGATTGAAAAAGTAAATCCGAGCCATCCGGACAAGGTGGCAGATAGAATCGCAGGGGCAATCGTAGACCTTGCATACAAAACAGAAGAAAATCCAAAGATTGCTGTGGAGGTGTTAATTGGACATGGTAAATGTCATACCATCATCGAAACCACAGCAGACTTAAATAAGAATAAGATAAAGAGTGCAATCAAACGTATTGCAGGTAAAGTAAAGTGTGATATTGTCATTGTTCCCCAGGATAAGCATTTGTCTGATAATCAGGCTGAAGGATTTAGATGTGGGGATAACGGTATCTTTAAGGGAATGCCTTTAACTGATGAACAGAAACAGCTGAGTAAGATTGCAAGAGAAATCTACAGCAGATGTCCATATGATGGGAAGTACATTCTTGATGAGGCAAGACTTATCATTTGTCAGAGCAATGCTAAGACTGATGGGATGCTAAGAAGATATTATTATGCAGAAGTTAATCCCCTGGGTGATTGGACAGGTGGCATAAATGTAGATACAGGTGCTACTAACAGAAAACTTGGATCTGATATGGCAGACTCCGTAACAGGCGGTGGTCTTCATGGTAAGGACTTATCCAAAGCTGATGTGTCTGTAAACATTTACGCATTCTTAAAGGCACAGAGAACAGGAAAGCCTGTCAGTCTTTGCTGTGCGATTGGAGACGATACGATTGATGGCATCCCTTATGATGAAATTGTAAGACAGGCAAGAGAATATATAGACTCCGTTGGTGGATTTGAGAAGTTCGCTGAATGGGGTCTTTTTTAATGGAGGTGCGGTATGGGGAAAACAACTACAGAAATGAAACTGGTGGAAACCTCTAAACTGATTCCATATGTAAATAATGCCAGAACTCATTCCGGGGAGCAGATTAACAAGCTGCGTTCATCCCTTCGTGAGTTCGGCTTTATCAATCCTGTAATCATTGATAGAGATTACAATGTGA